GTTCACCATGTTTCTCCTTAAAACTGTTCCACAAGTCTTTGAGTAAATTAAAAAAAGTCCCATGCCCTTGGGAAGGGACAGAGAACCCGTCCACATCCTTCATGCGGATGTGTTCCATGAGTGGGCCATGAATTCCCTCGTATCGAACGGTGGCTAGATGGACGGATCGGTCCCATTCTTCGATAAGGTCGTCTATCGTTTGGTACTTGTTTGGATGAGCCATGTTTATCATGAGTAAAGATTAATTTTTCACATCCAATGTCTCCTCCCATGTTCCATGTTGTGTGTGCGTCGACGCACTCCGCCGTGCTTATCCACGATTTCCGAATAGATGCGTTCACCCGCCCCGGCGAGGTCTGTTGTTTCCTTACCGAGATACCGGGACCATTCGGGGACGTTCTCGACCAGCTTCTTGATGTCTTGCTTGAAGAAGGAGACGATGTCGGGTCGTTGGAGGTGATTGCCCTGGAGTGAGCCGAGAAGAAAGTCTTGGCAGTTGTTGGTGAACCCATCATAGGAAAAGAACCTGTCCCCCATCTTTAACGCTGCGCGGTCGCAGAATTGGCCTAGGGTGATGGAGTGGTGGATGGGAACAGTGACATTGTCGGCCTCCTCGCGGTAGATATCGTTATGGGTCGCCATCTTGAACTGCGGAAGAGCGGTCTTTTCGTAAATATACTTGTCGTTGATGATGGCGTAGACGTGGAACAGTTGGTCGATAGACGATTTGGCCTTGATGGCGTTCCAGTCGCCTGCTGTGAGGAGGTTGAGGAATCCGTTCGATACATGGTCCAGAGGCGCGCGATAGATGACAAGAGATTCGAGTTTCTCGTTCTTGTGGGCTTCGAGGAATTTGCGAAAGGCTTTGGGTAGCTTGGGAAGAAACCAGTCGGTGATGCGTTTGAGTACACCACCGAGGAAGTGGTTTGAGACACGTTCATCTTCCATTTTTTAATGACTAAAGATTAAAAAAAATTACAATATGACACCAACCATAGTGATGATGACTGGAGTCACCTTGAGGTAAGTTAGTATTTGAGTAAGAGTGTTCGTTGCAACCTGTACGACGATATTGTACAACCAGGAAAGCCAAGACCGTTTCAGGGTTGAGCGCAGCGAACAGATGCGGCTAAAAAAGACAGGCACGCAGAGGGTTGTTTGAGGGGCGGTGAACACAACAGTTTATCGTACAGGGGTTTCGTGGCCTGTTTCGGCGGAAACTCATCGAACTCACTTTCGAAGCTGATGTTGAGGTCGTTCTCGAAACAAAAGCGGTACAATACGAGATGGTAGCTATTATTCCCCATGATGAATTTTTGAAACCACAGACGATCTTGTTTCTCGCGCAGGTCGACAAACAGGTAGGCGAACGGAAGACCCGCCGGGTCAACATTGGCGTGAATGTCGTTATCGTAGCTTTCGACGGGGCCATAGCGAGCGAGCATGCTCATGACGTCCGCGTCAATGTCTCGCGTGTGACAGATGATGACGGGTTTGGACTGGGAAGGGTCGTCGTTGATGAGAGGGGTGGCTAGAGGAGGAGCGTTGATAGCACTGCTCACAGCTCCAATAACAGCAGGTAGATTGATAGACATTTTAATCTTATGCGAGATTTAATTTTTTCATCAGGTCGTTCAGTGTGTTGGTCAGCGTGGTGACGTGTGCTGTCAACGTGTCGATATTGGCCTGTTGTTGAGCCACGGTCGTGTTCATCCCTCCGATGGTCTTGGCTTGGTCCGACATCGTCTTGGCTTGGTCCGACATCGTCTTGGCTTGGTCCGAAATCGTCTTGGCTTGGTCCGACATCGTCTTGGCTTGTTTGGAGGATGTTGATTGAAGTGAAGCAATGGTCAACGCTTGTTGTGTAGAGGTTGTATTGAGTGAAGCAATGGTCAACGCTTGTTGTGCGATTTCAGCTTCCTTTGCCTTCGCCTTCTCCTGACAATTGCACGTAAAATCGGTTTGGGTCCAATGAGGATGATTAGGGTCTTGGTTGTGTTGAAGATACTTGATTCGTTCTTCTACAGGAAGGTCACATACAGCAAATGACTGGCCATGATGACCCAACATAGGGTCATCTTTAATGGTTACCGGGTCAGGTAATGGAGCATTGCTATTGTTCGGACACGGGTGTACAGGGTTGGAGATGTCCATTTTAATGGTTACTGCGGGTAATGGAGCATTGCTATTGTTCGGACACGGGGGGATGTCCATTTTAATGCTTAGTAGACATTTTAATTAGGAAATACTTCAATGATAGAATATATCGTGTCATTCGTATCAGTGACAAAAGAGCCACCCGAAAGATAGAAATAAACGGAAATGGTTCCAGAAGGAACTCCGGTGGCTAAGAACGTAAGAGGGAATGTTGTATGGTTATTAGTCACGTTTGTAGCCGCAGCGGTGTAATAATAGTAATACGACCCTGTCCCGGTCGAATAAAGTCGCATTGTAATGTACACAAACGAATATGCACTCACATAATACGAGCATTGTCCCGTAACACGAATCGCGCTTTGTGAGGACGCTTTAGAGAACGAACCTGCCGACCATCCACCACCCCAAGCCCCTTGGTATTGATATAAGAACATTTGGAATTGTCCTTGGATGGCAATAACACCGTTGTATGCGCAAACGATGTTTCCGTAATTTGCGTTTTGGTTAATATACCCGTTGTGAGTCCATGGACCCCAGCCTTGGATTCCTCCACCTGCGCTTGCAGCAGCGTTGAAATAATTGAGATAGATAGCACGGGAACCATCCTGCGAGCAGTCTATATGGAGGTTCCCGTTCGTGGTAATCACTTGAGAAACAAGAGATGCGTTCTTTGAAGTCGTCGCGGATGACCCAGTATAGAGATAAACACCGCTAGAGTTGGGACCCGATATGTAGTAGGACGAATCACCGTTCGCGACGCGACATTGACCTGCAATATCAAGATTGTACGCTGGAGAAGTTGTTCCTATACCTACGTACCCGCTATTAGACATCCACATGACCTGTGCGCTTGAATTGTTTCGAATATTAAACCCACCTGAACCAAAGTTCAAATACATAATATTGTCGACCCATCGTGGCCATAAATAGTTTTCAGCAACACCTGAAGCGTTCTTTGCAGTAAACCAATTACCGTTATCAATTTGGAATACAGCACTAGTGGCACCTCCAGCAAGAGTCAGTTGAGCACTTGGTGTTGTAGTCCCAATCCCCAAATTCACATTGAACCCTGCTCCGCTAGACCAATCAGCGTAAAAGAGAGCATTGGAAGAGCTTCCCGACGAAGGAAAGGAACCTGACCTGATAGCGTCAAAGTAAACGAACCCTGTAGTCACCGAGGATGTTCCCGTTTTCCAGCCTCCTCCCATTTTCCCGTATTCAATACCGTTGATGCAGTACACTGTTACAGCCCCATAACCTGCCGCACCACCCGACCGTGACACTTGGACGATTTTCTCGTTCGTGTCCGTGATGCCCAGTGCGTAAGAACTTGGATTGAACCCTCCCAGCCCTAGGTACCCGTTGCCTGCTAAGGTCATATGGAGAACACCCGCATTGTACCATTTATAACCAGTCGTCCCTCCATTGTAAGGACCACCTGAATTGAACCACATCGTGTATGCATCAATACCGATCGCATAAGGGTATGTTGTAGTTGTTCCTGGGTATAGCGTAAGTGCATCGTTCGTTCCTTGAACGCCTAACGAAGGAGGTCCAGTGCCGTTAGAGATCACCACAGCTTGATTGGATTGTGTCGTTCCCGCTGTCACAGCGAAGTAGGTCCCTCCCGCCGCGCTCTCGATTTGAAATGCGCCTCCCCCTGACAGGAGGATTTGTGGTGAACAGTTGGTCGACTGACCCGTGCGCTCGATCGCGTTACTCAAGCTCACATACCCTTGAGCCTGGACGTAGGCCGTGGTAGCGACATTGGTCGAATTGTCCGTTGTGACAGGGGTGGGTGCTGTGGCTTTCACCGTCACGGCTAGAGTTGACACTGTTTCCGTTCCACTGACATTTAGGTTGACCGTATTGAGAGTCCCCGTCCCGTTCAAGTACATGGTCGCGTTGGTAGGATAGTTATTTCCGGCCCCCAAACCAGCAGCGTTATTCACAACAAACGTTCCACCCGCGGTATTGTTTGAATTGACCGTGTACGAGAGATTGAGGGCTGAGATGCTCGAACCGACGATAGTGACCGTGTTGCCTACCGCGAACGGGTTTTGAGGGGGGTTGGTGAGGATGATGGTAGCCTGGGTGGGTGTACCAGCGGATACGTTGTAGGCGTAGAGGGCGTACGCAGACCCGACATTTGCATTGAGGGAAGAGAACGTATTGACATTGACGAGGTTTTGATTGTTGAGGTCGACTTGAGCAGTGGAGCCCGTGTAGGTGACGTAGGTGCTAGGCTGGAGTTGAACACCGTTATCATAGATGACGGAAGCATCGATGGTTTGAAGCCCGTTGACACTGTAGGGTATAAACGTGCTCGTGATGCCGTCGAGCGACATTGTTTCTTATTCTAGATGAATTTTATAATTATAAATTAAAATATCGTGTAATCCTAGAGATGTCGAATCAGAACCATTATGAAAAGAACCGGGAGCGTATCAAGACCAAGAACAGGACCTACTATCATAAGAAAAAGGAAACTGACCCCGAGTTTTACGACAAGGTCTTGAAACGCAACCAGACACGGTACCATAAATCCATCAAGCCCGCTTGTGAGATGACACAGGAGGAGAGAAACGCGGATGAAGCCCAAATGTACCGCATCATGAAATGGGTGCGTGAGAACAGGGAGGATGATGAGATGATGGAGATGAAGCGTGTCCGCAAGTTGCAGAGGAGATTTCCAGAGCCGCCTCATGAATCCGATCCACATTTAATGGAGGTGCTTCGGAGGGCGTTCGCGCGCGAGCAACAGGCGGACTTGAGCCTTAGCTTTATTTAGCGTGGTGTGTTTAGCGTGGACAATCCCGGTATCCGCGTTGATAACTTGGTAAGCGTTTCCATGGGCGATGATTTTATAGGGCATGATTTTATTATCTTTTCAATATTAAAAATGCATTACTATAATGGGCATGGTCAACGTGTCAGTATCTTTAATAGTCGCCCGCGAAACTTGTCGGCTGGAGGAATCATCAAGGACGACCCTCGAATCAAGAACAAGAAAGACGATACCATCTCGAGTTGGTTGGAGTATGGTTCGCTGGTGGTTCCAGTTCCGGTAATGAAATCTGGAATCATGGATGGCTACCACGGACTTATCACAGGTCAGAAACAGCATCGCATGACTCAGCTGGGGAAGACGGTGGTGATGCCGAACGAGCTCGTGGTGAACAAGGCCCACGCCAAGCAGGTGGAGACGTACCTTTTGAAACACGGGATTCGATTACCGTTGGGGAAATAGAGGGGTTTCGCCCCCTCACGACAATTCATAGTGGTCTTAATTTTGATAATTATCTATCAAAATCGTACAAAGTAATATTCACGTAGTGCCGGTGTGGGCGGACGGAACCGCCCATAGTTTTTTTTATTTTTTATTTAAATCTTGGTTTATATAAAATGTCGGGCGCTGGGATAAACATGAGATATTATGCCGGAGCGAGTCTCAAGGAGGCGGGAGAAGCGCTGAACAAGGATAAGATATTGTCGTGCCTTAAACTCGAGGAGGAAATCGAAGGGTATGAACAATACCGTTGTGTCACTCCGTTTGAACCTGTTTTATTGAGCAAGGAAGAAAAAAAAATCTCGACTTCAGGTAACGAGCCGGATGCCAAATAATTACACCGAACGAGAGGTGATGACGTATACGTTCCACGTCAATTCATCCCAGCGAAGTACGGGGTCAAACACAAATCTGAATTTAAATTTCAGCCAGGTCATCAACCTGCTTGCCCGTGGCGGCCAATTCCAAATCATCTTTAATTCGGTCCAAATCCCGTTCACGTTCTATCAAGTCAATTCCACAAACTCGCTGAACGTCATCAACTGTACGTTTCAAAACGGATCAAACGGGTGGACGACCAACATCACCTTGACGCAGGGGAACTACACACCTTATACCTTGCTGACAGAACTCAGCACGCAGCTTACCATTGCAGCCCAGTCACCCTCCCACTTCCCGTTCACGCCTGTATTCGTGTTCACTTACAACCCCAACACAGGGTACATGTCGTTTGGACTCACGGGACCGGCTTCGTGTGCCATCAGTCTCAACTTCCAATCCAGCCCGAACCCACTGACAGCCGGTTTTTTTGGAATTAATACGATCACACCCACCCAAGTCGGGATGTCGGCCATCGGACCCGTCGTGGGGAGCAGTACCCAGCCGTGCGTCCTGAACCCCGTCAATTATCTCTTGGTTCGGTCCAGCTTGAAACAGTTTCGTAATCGTGAGTTCATCGTACTGAAGGATGACGTGTCCGACATAGTCTACAAGGTCCCGATCACGACGAGTCAATCGACCTGGGTTAATTTCTTCCAGGCATCAGAGCCGATATACATTGTTGACAATTCAATCCAGACCATCAACTTCTACTTGACGGACAATCTCAGTTACACCCCCATCAATCTCCAGTTGATTCCATGGTCGTTTTCGTTTACGATACGAGAGGTCCTGCGTCCCGACTATGAAGCGAGAACGGCGTTCCTCCCGCTCTCGGTGAAACCCGATGCCTTGACGGTGGACGAGGAACGGGAAAAGTTGTTACAAGAGAAGGAGAGACAGTTACAAAAATTAGTTTTATATCGCAAGAAATTAAATCTTGAGGGAGAGTAAGAAATGAGTGAACTCACCAAGGCGTTGGTCCCGTTCGATAACCAGATATGCAAAGAGAATACCCCACTGCCCATGAAGCCGTGCAACTATGGTATTTTCGCAAAGAAGGGGATGGGGAAAACAAGTCTTCTTCTAAACCTACTTCTTAAGAAAGAGAGTCCGTGGTACAAACACTTTAACCTTATCTTTTTCATCAGTCCCACGGCAAAGAACGACCCGAAGGTGTCCGACCTGATTGAAGACATCGGGGACCAGTACTACGATACGCTGTCGCCCGAGGTCCTGGACAACATACTGGGGAAGATTGATGAGCATAAGAAGCAATGGAAGACGGATAAAAAAAAAGGAAGCCCAGCGTACTGCATTGTGTACGACGATTGCATCCATCTCCTCAAGTCCAAACAAAACCGGATGATAAATGAGCTGGCTACCCAGAACCGACATCGGAACATCACAAACATCTACCTTTTGCAAAAATGGAATACGTTCTTACCGACCTTGATTCGGTCAAACCTCGACTTAATCAGCATCTTTCGTTCGGACAATAAGAAAGAACTCTCTTCTTTCATAGAAGAAATGAGCATGGATGAAGAGGCGTTGCGAGCCCTGTATGAGTACGCGACCAAAGAAGAGTATAGTTTCCTTCATATCAACCTGTATCACCATCCCGCCAAATTCTATCGAAAGTTCGACCCCATCGCGTATGTAAAGTAAAAAAACTAATTTCTTTCGTATTGAGTAAAATGCTAAAGGCCCAACATTACGTCAAACCGGACATCTATCCGTTCTATGATCTGGAACACGGGATGAAGAAGGGCGGGAAGCGACGTCGCGCCAAACGCAAGTCGACGCGTAAAAGCCACTCCAAGCCCATCACCAACCAGAACATCATCAAGATTAACATCGGGGGAGCGTACGAGAAGATGAACAAGCGGAAGCAGTTTCAGGCTCCACGTCGT